GGGTAGTGGCGGGGGTGGCGGCGGTACAAGTACCCAAGTTGTTGACCTGCCTGAGTGGGCCAAACCTACAGCGCAGAAACAGTTGGGCCTCACTGAAGCTGTGACTGACATCAACAAAAACCCATTCCAATCTTTTGGCGGCATCAAGGATGCGTCGGGTAAGCAAGTAGGTTTTGACCCCAGCAAAGTAGTTGCCGGACAGGACCCACTGCAGACGAAGGCTTATGAAGGCGCAGGCAACTTGCAGACTTCTCCCCAATTGGGGATGGCCAGCGGCTTGATGGCGGCTGCGTCGCAGCGTGCGTTGAATACAGGCTACAACCCCGGCCAGTTCCAAAACCAATACTACGGCTTCGACCCTTACCAGTCTGGTGAGTTTCAAAACCAGTTCCAAGCGCCCGGCCAGTACCAGTCAGGGCAGTTTGGTGCGGATCGCGTGCAAGCGCAGGACCTCCAGAACTACCAGATGCAGGCTCCTGCCGACGTTCGTTCGCAGGGCTACGATGCAGCTACGATGGGCGCTGCCCAAACCGGCTACAACCCCCAGCTGCAAACATTTCAGATGGGGCCCGCAGAGCGCGTAGAAACACAATCTTTTGCACAGCCCGGCTCGGCCGATGCGTACATGTCGCCGTACATGCAAAGTGTTGTGGGCATACAACAGCGCGAAGCACAACGTCAAGCAGACATTGCTGGTACTCAGCGCGGCGCTGCGGCGGTTAAGTCTGGTGCGTTTGGCGGTAGCCGCCAAGCCATCATGGAGGCCGAAGCTGCCCGTAATCTGGCGCAGCAAAAGGGTGACATCCAAGCCACAGGTCTGCAGGCCGCATTTCAACAAGCACAGGGACAGTTCAACGCAGAGCAGCAAGCACGCCTTGCGGCGCAGCAAGCCAACCAACAGGCAGGCCTCACCGTGGGGCAGCAAAACCTTGCTTCGCAGATTGGTACGCAACAACTTGGCGCAGGCCAAATTGGATTGCAGACATCGCTGGCCAACCTGTCCAGTCAGCAGCAAGCTAACGTGCAGAACCAAGCCGCGCAGAACCAAGCCATGGGCATGAATGCCCAGCAAGCAATGCAAGCGGCTTTGGCCAACCAGCAAGCCGGACTCACTACGGGGCAGCAAAACCTTGCAGCCAACCTTGGTGTCCAGCAGCTTGGCGCTGGGCAGAACATGCAAGCGCAACTGGCCAACCAGCAGCAAAACCTCGAAGCGCAGCGTATGCGGGAGCAGTCTCGCCAGTTTGGCGCAGGCCAAGGCATGACCGCCGCTCAGTTGCAAGCGCAGTATGGGATGTCGGCGCAACAAGCCCAAGAGGCCTCACGCCAATTTGCATCCAGCCAAGCAGCCCAGCAAGCAGCGCAGGGCGCTCAGTACGGTCAAGCTGCGCAGCAGTTGGGCGAGCAGTCGCGCCAGTACGGTGCGGGTCTGGGCATTCAGGGTTTGCAGACAGCTATGACTGGTGCGGGTCAGTTGGGCCAGCTTGGTGGCCAGCAGTTTGGCCAGCAAAAAGACATCCTCGGTTTGCAAAACCAGTTTGGTGGTCAGCAACAGGCGCAACAACAGGCACTCATCAACGCCGAAGCCCAAAACTTTGCAGCCCAGCAACGCTATCCGTATCAGCAGCTGGAGTTCATGTCCAACATCCTGCGCGGCACGCCAATGGGTACGGTACAGTCCATGTACCAACCTCAGCCCGGTATTGGACAGCAGCTTGTTGGCGCAGGCACTGCGCTGTATGGCGCAAGCAAGTTGGCCAAAGGCGGAGCAGTAAAGAAAAAATCAGCAGGTCTGGCTGAGCTGGCCCTGTCTAAAATCTGAGGTAGGCCATGATCGACGTCAATAAAATTACCTCCACGCTGGCCAAGTTGCCAGACCAGCAACTGCAGCAATACGCGCAGATGCACAAGAACGACCCCTACATCATGGCTTTGGCCATGTCGGAGTCCAACCGCCGCAAAGAAATGCGCTCTGCTGGTCAGGGCGCACAGGGTGTGCAAGAGCAGCCCAAGGTGGTTGACCAGATGGTGGCCGAGATGGCTCCCCAACGACTGCCCGAAGATATGGGTATTGGCCAGCTCCCCGCAGGCGACATGAACTTTGCCGATGGCGGCATCATTGCGTTTGCTGACGGCGGTGATGTTGAGCGCTTTAATGGTTCGCAGTCTCAGTTCGTCCAAGATATTATGTCGGTGCCTGCACGGTACACAGCGTATCAGCAACGTATTCGGGAAGAAGACGCTATCAAAGCGCAGCGAGAAAAAGAAATGGCGCAGCGCCGTCAAGACGAACTTGCCGCCCGACAAAAAACAAGTTTTGCCAACTACTTGTTTGGAAGCCCCGAGCGCGAAGCCGAAGGTAAGGCCGAACTTGCCCAGTTAGCTACTACGCCCGTTGGGGCTCCTGCAAGAAGCGGGACTATGCCCGAGCCGGGCTACACGCGTCCGGGCATGTTGTATGACCCTCGACTGAACACTCCGTCTTCAGCACCTGCCAGCACCAGCGGTGCCGCGCCCAAACCCAATACTGGCCGCAAAGCTCCCGTCGCAACTCCAGATGCAGGGCTTGGCGCTGCGGCCGCAGCAAAGGCAGGTACAGGCCCAACCGACATTGACGCGTTGCAGCAAAAATACTTTGGCGCAATTGACCAAGAAGTTGGCGGGTTGCGCAACGCCCGTGCCGGGCTAGTTGCCGGTATCAAGGACCTGACCGAGCAAAACTTGGCCGCAACCAAAGCGGATATTGAGAAGCGCGGCGACGTGTACAAAGGCCGTGAAGAGCGCCTCGCCAAACAGGAAAAAGGTTTGGAAGGCATGGGCGACAAGAACATGGGGCTGGCACTGCTGCAAGCAGGTGCCGCCATGATGTCCACTCCCGGAGGTCTTGGCGCTGCGCTGGGCAAAGGCGTGCAGGTTGGCAGTGAGAGATATGCCGCAGGTCTGGACAAGATCGAAGCCGCTAAGTCCAAGTTTGCCGAGGCCCGCGATCGTCTGGACGACCTGCGCATTAACCGCGACGACATGAACGCCAAAGACATTCGTGCGGCAGAGAAAGACGCCCGCGAGTCCAAACTCAAAGGCCAAGAGTTGCTGTACAACGGCTTGGTATCCGATTTGGGGATCAAGCAGAAGAACGTCACAGCTATCTTTGGCGCGGCCGCAGGTGCGTTGGAAACCGACAAGAAGATTGCGTCTTCCGAAAAGATTGCTGCTACAGGCGAGATTGGGGCGAACGCACGGTCTGCCGCGCAGATTGCCGCTACGCTTAACACGCCGGATCGGATTTTGTTCGACCAGTTGTTGAAGAAGAACGAAAACGACGCCGTTAAAGCGTTGGAAGCGTTCAAGCTGGCCAAAGGTGACAAGTTTGATGTGCGCTCGTCGTACGCAGACTACCTCAAGGCGTTTGCGGGTAAGGAAGGCTTGACCCCGCCCATGTCGATGGGGGCTTACGCAGGTCAGTTTGGGGCTATGCTGCCGCGCTGATCTTTGCCATAATAGGCAGGCGCTTAAACATTCGGGGTCGCGCCACCCGATCACAATTTGAGAACTGCTATGGCTGACAAAATCCAACTCCCAAACGGTGCTTTCTTTCCTGTCAAAGAGGGCGAGAGTAAGGAACAGGCACTGTCTGTAGCCAAGCAGATGTACCCCGACGCGTTCGGGGCACCTGTAGCAGCAGGTCCCAAGCAAGACACCACGGGCGGTAAAGCTGCGTTCTCTGCGGGGCTTACCCGTTTGGGTGGACAGGCCGAGCTGCTAAAAGGCAAACTGGGCCTCAAGAGCGAGGCCGAAGCGCAGAAAGAATACGAAGCCGCGCAAGCCAAAGCTGCCGCACGCTTCACCCCCACCGAAGACAGTTTTGCTGAATCTCCGTTCCTGAAGTTCCGAGAACTTCTTGGCGGATCGCTGCCGTCCATGGCCCTCCCTGCTGCTGCAGGTCTTGCCGCTTTGGCTGCGCCAGTATCGGTGCCGGTTGCTGCGGGCTTGGGTTTGCTGGGCGCAGGGGCTGCGTCCGCAGGGCAGTTTACGGCTTCCAACCTTGGCGCTCAGGTAGATACCGGCAAGACTCTTGAGCAGGCCAGCCTCGGTAAAGCTGCGGCCGCAGCCGTTCCGCAAGCACTGCTTGACACTGCAGCCATGGCGCTTGTTCCCGGTATTGGCAAACTGTTCGGCTCCGTGGGCTCCAAGCTGACAACCGAGCAAGCGCGGGCTCTTGCCAACCAGACGCTGGGCAAAACCGTCTTGGACTACACCGCTAAGACAGGCGTAACCGCAGGACGGGAAGGCGTGACCGAAGCTACGCAACAGGTGCTGGAGCGCTTGCAAGCTGGGTTGAACATCACAGACGCAGACGCCCGCAAAGAGTACATCGACAGCTTCATCGGAGGCGCAGTACTAGGCGGCACTCTTGCTCCCATTGGTCGTGCCGTCGAGCGCAGCGGAGCCAAGTCACAGGCAGCAAAAGCTGATAGGGAAGAACGCAACGTGGCAGCCAAAGAAGCCGCTGAGCAAGAACGCATTACCGCTGAGAAAGAAGCAGCTGAAAAGCAAACGCCTGAATATGCGTTGCAGATCGCCAACCAGCTTAAGACCCTTGAGCAAGAGAAGCTGGACTTGCAAAAGCAAGTTCGTAGTGTTTCCAAAGACTCGCTGACCGAAGCTGAAGACAAAGCGCACAACAAAGAAATACAAGCGCAACTGAAGAAAAATGCAGCAGAGCGGGATGCGCTGGCCCCTGAGAAAAACCGTTTAATTCAAAGCGGCCTGTACCAGCAGGCGCTGGAGCAAGAGCGTGTGGCAGGTATGTCTCCTATGGACTACATGCTGGAGCGTACGGGTGAAGTGCGTGACCGCAAAACAACAACGCCCGCAGAAGACCTGACGTACGAAGAGTCGGGCCTTGCGTTCCAAGACCCGTTGGTGCCCAATGTTGAGCGCCGTAAAGCCGAAGAAGCAGAGAGCGCCCGCGTTGCCGCAGTGCCTGCCGCGTATGCCGCCGAGCGCATGGAGCTGGCCCGTACCCAGATGTATGAGCCGTCAGGGCAAGACTACGTTGACTACCTGCTGCAAGACCCGTACAAGGCCTCGTTGGTAATTGAGACCCGCACACCGCTGCCCGGTCTGTCATCCAGTGAGAGCAACCTGATCCGTAAAGAAGTGGCCCAACGCCTCAAGGCAATGGGTAAAGAAGAGCTGGCTGCACGTCAGGCGGAACTTCAAGCGCAGACCGTCGGCAAGCCCACCACCGACCCTATGGCTGCTTTCATGGAGCAGGCCGAGGCGCTGGACACCGACCGCCGTCAAGGCGTGACCGACTCGGACATTGCCTTTACAGAGCGCCAAGCGGCCATGCCTCGGGAAGCTATTCAGCAGGGAGAACTCTTTGGTGAACAGCGTGTTGGCCAAGCTGCAGGCGTAACGGATCGCAGGAATGTGGGGCAGAAGTTGGCTGACTTGCAGCGCCAGCTGGAGATTGCTTATGCGCAACGGAACGTACAAGGCGGTGCACAGTACCGCGAAACAATTCGTGATCTAACAGAACAGATTCGGGACCTGCAAGACCGCGCATCGGAATCCACTATTGGTGGACTTGGCCAAGAAACAGCAGGCATTCAAGAACAACTCGGCCAGTTCCCAACATCGCTGGAAGCCAAGCGTGAGGCAGAAGCAGCACGGCAAGCCGCGCTCACAAAGGTGGCCAACAAAGAAGAAGGCGCACAAGAGGCTGTAGCTGCCAGCATAGTTGACGAGATTCGCTCTGCTCGCCCTGACCTACGCCCCGAAACCCTGACTGAGATTGAACAGGACGTACGAAGCGAGCTCGGCACCCTTGCACGGTACGGGGCAACCCCTGAAGTGCTGACATACACCAACGCTCGGCTTGACGCCATCAGCCAGAAGTGGCGCGGCGGCACAGAACGTGGTGAGACCGCTACAAAGGTTGCCACACCCAAAACAACCAGTGCCGACATGTTGCGCGGCCAACTGGATCGCGCCTTTGCGCAACGTGAGCGCTACGACCCGCAAACCCTGTCGGTACTGGAGCAGATTGCCGACAATCTCAAAGCATTCAGCGCCAGCCCAGAACGCCTCAACATGGCGGGCGAGTGGCTTAACCGCGCAACAACCACAGGCCGCCCATCCCCCGAGATGACCCGCGACTTGCAAAATGAGCTGGCGCGATTGGAAGAAGGCAAACTGCAAGAGAGTGGCCAGCAAGAGCTGCCCGGACGGTTCATGCCTAAAACGGTACGAGGCGCATCTCCGACAACTGTAGAAGGCGGCAAAGCAACTTTTGGTGCTCCCGGTGAGATGCAAGCCCCGGCAAAGAAGTCCACCGCGTTTGCAACAGCCGCAGAGTTCCAGAAATACTTGGCCAGTGACGCGCTCAAACTTGTGCGTCAGGCGTTGGGCATGGGCAAAGACACCGCCAGTCGCATGCACGCCCGTCTGGGGCTGTTCCAAAAGCGTATCGACGGCATCACCAAGCAGCTTGCCAACTTAGAAGAGCGCAAGAAAGCACTGCAAGCGCAGCGCGGCGTTGAGTCCAACACGGCCAAGGACTTGCTCAACACGGCTGAAGCAAACCTGAAGAAAATCTACGACCGCCTCGACGCTGAATTGTTGGACTTGCAAACAGAGTACATGCAGGCTCGCCAGCAGTTTGACTTTACTGCGCAAACTGTTGCGGACATTGGCCAGAAGATTGCCGACAACCTTGCTGCTTTCCAAAGCACGGATACCGAACTGGTTGCAGCAGCGCAGAAGACGGCCACCGCCAAGAACGCGTACGCTACTGCCGTTGAGCAACCTGTAACAAAACAAAACTTTTCTGCGCTGCGTACAGCGCGTCGCGGCATCATCACAGCAATTGAGAAACAGATTGCGGCCAGCCGCAAAGCTGGCGCTGATGACACAATCTTGGCGTTTTTAAACGCCGATCTAAACTTGCAGATGCAGTTGCAAGCCGAAGAGAAAGTTTTGGATCAAGACGCGCAGGCTTTACTGAACGCCGGGTTGGCGTTGGAGCAGGCCGCTGCCACGCAGAAGCGTAGCCGCAAAAACCAAAAAGAAATCAAACAGGCGCAGCAAGAGCTGGCTGCTGCGTTGTCAATCAAAGGCGTGGTCGATAAAGAAGCAGGCGACATTGACGCCCAGATTGCAGGCGTTGAGCGTGACATCCAGACTGCGGAAAAACAACTGGGCCGTGCGCAGCAGGTTTTACAGCCAACAACGGCCAAACAAGAAGCCCCGCTTGCTGCAGCGCTTGAGAGTATCAAGATTGAGCCGCTGTCCAAAGCCGAGCGCGATGCCAAGACAACCGAAGACAAGCAAAAGCTGGAGGCATTTCAGGCAAGCACTGCTGCACTGGCAGCTTTGCCCGGTCAGCGTATTGACTTTTCCAAGCGCCAAGAGATGCTGGAGTTGCTGCGTGCGTCCACCAAAGATTCAGACCGAATTGATGCGGACATCAAGGACATTGAGCGTGGCATCGAAGAGATGCAGATTCAAGTTGCCGTTGCTGAAGAACAGCTGGTGGGTGAAACATCCCCGGACCGTGTAGCCGCACTAAACAAAAAAATAAAAGACGGAAACGACAGAGTGTCCGCGTTGCAGTCGTCTTTGGGTAACTACGAAAAGGCCAAGACACGCAAGTTGGTGGCCGAGAATCGTGCCCGTGTGCTGTTGTCAGGCGATCCTGAAGTCACGCAGGACCTTGATAAGCGCATCGACAAGCTGGTAGCCAACATCAAGAACCAAGAGGAGTTGGCGAAGCAAACCGTCAGCCCCAAGACAGGTAAACCCCTGTCCGCAGAAACCATCAAGGACCGGGCCAAAACATTGGCGCGGTACAAGCGCGAGTTGCAGGTACTGACTGGGGTGCGCTCAAACCGACTGGGCATCAAGCGTGTCGATGTTGCCACAGGTGCTGCTACAAAAGACTTGCGCACCGACAAAAAGACAGGGCAGACCACAGTCAAAGGTAAGAAGGCCGGTGTTGCGGAGCAAGAGCAGATAGATGCCGAGGTTGAGCGTGTGCAGGCTTACGGCTTTGCGAAGGACCGCCTGAGCGCTATGGAAGGCCAGCTTGCTGCCATGAAGGCTGCAAAGGAGCCACGTGGTAAAGCCAAACAAGATGAACGGGCCGAGAAGATTCGTGACCTGCAAGAGAAGGTCAACACGCAGCAGGCAGAAGTAGATCGCTTGGCTCCTAAAACAGTTGGCGCTGTGTCGCAGGCGACCAAGGTCGAGTCCAGTGCCCCTGCCAAACTCCGCGCAGGCACTGCCGAGACCAAGGCCGACAAAGGCGTATCACGTCGCCCGATCGTGGAGACTCGCACCGTTGCGTTGCCGACAACCACGCAGGCTGTGAAAGATGCCAACGCATTTGCTGAGCGCTTGATTGCTGCAAAAACACCGACAGATTTGGCCGACGAGTTTGCCGACCAAGACGTTAAAACACGTGCAGCAGTTTTGGCAGCAGTGGATTCCAACGTGTCGATGTACCGTAGCCAAATAGCAACGCTAGAAAGCGAACGCGACGCTTTGCAAGCGTCTGTTGATTTAGCCAAAGACCCATTAAGAATACCGGTGGTTACCCGTGACCGGCTTGCCACTATTCGGGAAGAGCTGGGCATCAAACAACGCTTGTTGGCTAAAGCCGAAGGCACGAAGATGCAGGCGGAAATGCTGGAGTACGCATCCCTTCGTGCACCTGCTGTTGAAGGTGGCACTACGGTCAGCGGTTTCGATATGGGTATTTCCGACGTCGTTGATGAGTTTGATCAAGACGCCCTGTACCGTGTCTCCAAGACAACCGGCCCCAGCATGAGCGTGGCTCAGGTGCAAAAGGCCTTTGATACACTGACTGCGGGTTGGGTAAACAAACCGCAGACGATTGTTGTGGCTGACGAGACGGGGCTGCCTGCGCGTATCCGCAGTCAGGCAGAGCGCGACAACATGACCGGCAAGATTCCCGGACTGTATGACCCAAAGAGCAAGAAGGTGTACTTGGTTGCATCCAACTTGCGCAGCGTCAACGATGTGATCCTGACCACGGTGCATGAAATTGCCGGTCACTTTGGCTTGCAGTCTATCCTTGGCGACACCTACGCCAAGACTATGGCCGACATCTACAACGGCAACGCAGCTATTCGCAAAGCTGCCAACGCCAAGATGAAGCAGATCAAGTCGTTGGATCAGAACACCGCCGTGGAAGAAGCGCTGGCTGAGCAAGCCGAGCTGGACCCCAACGCGCCTGATACCCGCAGCGCCATGCGCAAGATTTACGACACTGTGAAGAAGTGGATACGCGACACCTTGGGATTCAAGGATACCGTCACTGACGCACAGGTCAACCAGATCATTGCCAACGCCCGCAGGTTTGTCGTTGAGGGCAGGCCCGTAGACACAAAAGCGTTTAAAAACTGGTTTGGCAACAGCAAAGTGGTAGACGCGCAAGGCAAGCCACTGGTGGTTTATCACGGCACCGGCGCGGACTTTGACACTTTTTCCGACACCGCTAAAGCTGTGAGCGGGAAGTATCACGGCAACGGTTTCTACTTTGGCGATGCGGGCACGGCGCAGGGGTTTGCCGGAGACGACACGCCCAACATCATGCCTGTGTTCTTGCGCATAGAAAACCCTTTTATGGGTAAATTGACGGCAGAAGATGTTGCGACTTTGCGAAAAGAGTTGCCGGGTTTTTCCAAGCTGTATGACACGGCTACGGCAGAGTACGAGGTCGCTGCGATCCCGTCAATTGAGCGGCTTGCGGTGCTATCAGGGGACCGCAACGCGTACATTCAAAAAGCGTTGAAAGCTGCGGGATATGACGGGCGTATTGTGTTGGCGGGGGCTACCGATTCGCTGACTGACCCTGAAACGGAGTTTGTGGTTTTTGAACCCAACCAGATTAAATCCGCAATTGGTAATCGTGGCACGTTCTCCATGGGTAGCGGTAATATTACATACCGTTCCAAAGCAGCTACGGCTCCAGCTGACGCATTGGAAGCGCTGTCGAAGAAGATCATTGCACAGCCCAAGACTCTGCGCGAAAAGGCGGGGAGCAACCTTGCGTTGCAGGCCGAGATGCAGGCTGTGGACATGCGTGCTGGTTTGCGCGAGACCTTGAAGTTTGGCGACGACACGCTCTTCACGCAGGCTATGTATCACGTGCGCAAGGCTGAGCAGAAGATGGCGCAGATGTTCACTGTGATGAACAGCGGCCCGTTGGTGGCATACAAGGATGAGAAAGGTCTTGTCGGCTACCGCAGCTCCAACCAGAACAGCGCTCGGGAAGTGTTTGACGCTATTGCCGACATCCCTGTGGACAACCCACAACTGAAGACAGACCTTGCGCAGACATATCTGGTTGCAGTTCGTGCCAACAACAAGGGCTTACCCAAGCTAGACTTGGGTGCGATGGAGCTGAAGCAGTCGGACTTGGACGCTGCCTTGGCCGCAGCCGATGCCAACCCTGCCTTGAAAGCTGCGCTGGAGAACGTGCGCCGCAAGTACAGCGCGTACAACAAGGGCATGATCGAGTTCCTTGCCAGCACCGGGCGCATCTCCAAAAAAGAAGCGGCTGACTTGCTTAAGGAAGGCGACTACGTCCCCTTCTACCGTGTAGACAAAGACGGCAACGCCGACTTGGTCTTCAACAATAACGTCACATTCAACGTGGGCGACATCCGCCGTCAGCCATACCTTGCAGAACTCAAAGGCGGCGACACAAAGTTACTGCCATTGAACGAAGCCATCCAGCGCAACACTTTGCTGCTGACGGATATGGCGCTGACCAACAACGCCGCCAAGAGTGTTGCCTACGGCCTGCAAGCGCTGGGTAAAGGCAGGGGGCCAGCTGATCCAAAGACAGGCAAGCCTTCGAACTTGATGGCGATCAAACCCGGTTTTGGTCCTGACGATGCCAAAGTCATTCGCTTCTACCAAGAGCCCGATCCAAGCAAACCAGACGACGACGGCAAGCGCCACATCGTGGTGAACACCAAAGGCACGCTTGCCGAAGGCATCCCTGCGGAGCTGGTCGTGCAGAGCATGGAAGGCGCAAGCCTTGCGCTGCCCGGGTTCTTTAAACTTGGCGGCATTGCTGCCGATTGGCTGCGTGCCGGTGTGACCCGCACCCCCTTGTACATTGCCCGCAAGTTGCTGCGCGAGCCAATGGCGGCGTCGTTTACCGGCGGTTTGGAGTCCAACGCTTTCTCCTCTGTCTTCAAGGCAGGCGCTGAGTATCTGCGTATGAGCACTGGTAGCAGCGACATGCAAGCCAAGCTGATTGAAAAGGGTTTGATTCAGTCCAACATCTTTGCAGGCGATATGTCTGACATGAAGAAGATGGCGCTCCAGCTTGCCAGCGGCAAAGACCAAGGCGCACTGGAGAAAGTGTTTGCTGCCGCTGACCGGTACGCGATGCGTGCCGATGCCGCCACACTGGCGCTAGTGCTCAAGAACGCGGAGGCCCAAGGGCTGTCCGAAGTCGAGGCCGACATGGCCACGATGGAGTCAATGAACTTCTACAAGCGCGGACTGTCGCCAACGCTGCAATACGCCAGCCGTTTGATCCCGTTCTTCAACGCGCAGATTCAGGGCCTGAACGTGTTGGTCAAAGCCGCACGAGGCAACATGCCGTTTGAGGAGCAGCAGCAAATCAAGCGCAAGTTCTACAACAACGCGCTGCTGTTAACTTTCACCGGTATGGCGTACGCTTTGGCCATGGAAGACGACGAGACCTTCCGTAACGCCCGCCCACGGGACAAGTACTCCAACTTCTTCATGCCGATCCCCGGCGTGGACGAGCCGCTGAAGCTGCCAATCCCGTTTGAAGCAGGTTACTTCTTCTCGTTGGCTGTGGCGGCTGTGGACAGCATGCGTGCCGAGACCGACGGCAAAGCGCAGTGGCAGGCTATTCGGGACTTGTTCTTGGGTTCAATCCCCGGCTACTCATCCATGGGCATCCCTCAGATTGCCAAGCCTGCGCTTGAGGTGTGGACCAACAAGAACTTCCTGACCGGCGGTCCTGTTGAGTCTTTGCGTTTGCAGGGCATGAACACAGAGGAGCGCTACCTTGCCACTACAACGGAGCTGGCCAAGCAGATGAGCAAGGCTGTTCCAATCTTGTCGCCTATCCAGATCGAGCACATTGTGCGCGGGTATTTTGGCGTGCTGCCGCTGGCCGCTGTTGCTGCCGCTAACGGGTTGTTTGAGCGTGAAGGCAAGGGCGAGAAGCCTGAAAGCCGTGCGTCCGACTTGCCTTTGGTTGGCACTGCGTTTCAGAAGAAGTACGGCGGTGGTGACTCCGACGTGGTGTTCCGCGAAGCCAAAGAAGCCGAGCAGACACGCAACACGCTCAACAAGATGATTAAGGAAGGTCGCCGGGAAGAGGCCATGGAGTTCCGCGATGCCAACCAAGCTGAGCTGGCGCTGTCGTCCGTTGCAGGGCAGTACCGCCAAGTGGTGGGCCGCATCAACGAAGACATCCGCCGCACACAGGAGCGCACCGACTTGAACGCGCAAGAAAAGCGTATCCGACTGGACGCGTTGGAGAAGGCCAAGCAGGACCGGGCCGATGCTTTCCTCAAGACGAAGCGGGCGATCGAAGATAGGGTGCAGGGCGGTAAAACATAACCCCAAACGCACCGCCATAGATGCCCGGGACGGCCCGGGCATTCAGAACACGGGCTGAGACCGCTTGTTTCAGTCCGTGCTCAATCATCGGTTTAAAGTCAAGGCAAGGCACGAAGAATGCCTGCCCCTTCTCAAGCTGCTGCCAAGGGAAGCGGTAACGCTTCAGCATCCCATTCTCCTGAACGACGGCGAATCTTCAACGAGTTCACGCGCATTGGTGGGCCTTTGGTTTTGGAGGTCATGTCCTTCTTCATACGCTCGACAAAGAACCCCTCGGTCTCGGACAACTGCTTGATGAACGCTGCGTACCCGAAGCTCATGGTGGCGCAGTACGCTTTGAGCAGCGTCTCTTCGATGTAGTAGTCCACGTAGCCCGGCGTGATCTCATGCTCAATGCGCCCTGCCACGCTGGTGCGGGTGATCGACTGGTCGATCTCTTGGTTGCCGCCAAGCTGCGCCAGCAAGCTGCCATCGCTGCGCTTGACCACCACAAACTTACCGTAGTTCTCACCGGTGTAGGCGTTCAGTACGTCTTCCGCAGCGCGGGCCCCTGCCTTCATGGCCTTGCGCATGTACTTCACAGCATCTTGGAAAGCCTTGATGATTTCTTTCATGGGCAAGTCAATGATGCCCGCGTACTGGTTACTCCAGATGATGCCTGCGGCAACGCTTGCACCAATGCCCGCCATCCAGAAACGCTCGTCGTTGGTGGCGTTGAACTCTTGATACATGCGTGTCACCGTGCTGGTCACCAGCGGCTCCAACTTCTCTTCGTTGTTGACCATGTACTCGATCATCATGATGCCAGCACCGCCGTAGTTGTCTTGTAAGGACTTGATGATCTCGATTTCGTGCGGCTCCCACGACAGTGGGTCTTCCATCAGAATCTCCAACAGGCGGCGCAGCTCACCTTCCGCAGCATGCTTGCGGCCTCCGGTCAAGATGTCGATCATGTGAGTGTTGGAAGAAAGCAACGCATTGGTTGCCCATGTAGACAAGTTCAAGCGCTCTTTGTTGGAGCCAGCCTCCATACGCTCCTTGCCTTTACCCTGCGTCATGTCCAGCAGGAACTCAGGAAGCCACTCAAAGTTGTCGCGGTTCTTGCTGGTCAGCTCGTCCGTAATGAGTGGGTGGTTTTGCAACAAGCCCAGACGCTGCTGCATGGCCACAGGTGATGTGCTCTTGCCTGTGCGGTAACGTGTCGGGTGACCCCAGACAGAGGCAGCGGCTTCCAAAGCCAACGACTTGCCCGTACCAGATTCGGTACTAGCGCAGTGGAACGTCATGCCGAACAGCTTGGTGTAACGCATGAGCGGCGCTCCGGCACCGGCAAGTACCACGGCAAGGTGCTTGTACATCTTCTTGGCGACCAGCAGCTTCATGAACTTGCGCCAGTTCTCGACCGAGCCAGCAGGCTCTGTAAATGATTGCAAGTTCTCCAGTCCCGGCATGGGCAGCGTGAAGGCGGGTCTGTCCTTGGAGAAGATGCGCCCTGCGAAGACGTACGTACCATCGTCTTGCCAGCCGTAGCTGGCGGGGACTTTGACGGCCACCTTGTTGGCACTGGCTTCCTCAACGCAAGCCCGCACGTAGTCGAATAAGTTCTTGTCGTTGCCTTGGCCGAAGCTGGCGATGATGTTTTGTTGCGCAAGCGCTTTGACTGTATCCATATTTGACACTACAACTTTCTGTGGGATTATTAAATCGACGGGGCCTTCCGGCCGCAACGCCACCATGTGCACCGAGTGATCGTTCTGGGTATTCAGGATGTCCACCACGAACATGTCGTATGGGAGGATGGGCACCATCTTCCTGACCTTAGTGCCATCGTCCTGCTCGACCATGCGCTCAAAGTAGACGCCGCCTTTGTCGCCGTACGCAAAACCTTTTGGCGCTGGTGGGCGCTTGACTGTCCGCTTTTCGGTTGGCAGCGCATCGCTGGAAGAAGGAATGTTGATAGGGATTTCTTTTTCTTCTGTGTTCACACGGACTTCACGGCCCAGCGCCAGCGGGTTGGTGATCTTGCCCCAGTGCTTACAGCTTGTGCAGATGCCGGGGTTCTCCGAGTCGAACTTCATGCAGGGGTATGGGCCCTTGATGCTGCGCAGCTTCTCGTGCATGCGCTCCGGTGGGTACGGGTGCATCTGGCTCAACCATGCCGCAGCCTTGTTGCCGTCATCACACTTCTGGGTGATCGACAGTAGCCCACGCCAGATCGGCTCCATGCCGTCCTCGGACGCATTCTCAACGTAGTTGGCCAACTGCCCGCACCCATTACCGCTCTGCGTTGCCAGCCAGATCGTTTTGAACTTGGTCGAGTTGTTCTCAAACAGCTTGACGCTTGTGGCGCTGGGCGCTGTGGATGGGCGAATGCCCGGCAACTCGAACACGTTCTTTGGTGCCTCGTATGACGGCGCGGTCAGTCGGTCGTTGATCAGCTTGGACAGCGCGTCAAAGCTGAACGTATCCCCAGCAGCCAGTAGCCGCACGGGGCGCGGCGTCGCGTACTTCTTCTTGAAGTTGGTCGTGCCGGGCACACGCAAGACACGGGCGGCATCTGCCGTCACGGTCATGTCGATCGCCATGCTCTCTTGTTTGCACAAGCGCTTGAAGTTCTCGGCCACGGGTTTCCACGACACTATGTCCACGGCTTCCTCGAACGGCCAGTAAACGTGCAAGCCGCCACCTGAACCAACGATGTAGGGGTTGCCCAACGCGGCCATGCCTGTCTTCTCAAGGAAAGCGCCCAGTGCTGTAGCGGCATCTTTCTTGGATGCGTACCCGTCCATGTCGATGAACAACGAACGGATGAACCGGGCGTTGTCTGCTGTGCGCTTACCTGCCACTGCGAAGGTGGACAGGGCGAAGTAAACGTCTTTGTCTGCTGCGTGCCAAGCCTCTATGGGCGCTTGCAGGTCTTCCAGTGATTCCTCATATTGGTGCTCCTTCCTGATGGACGATAGCTCCGCCACGCAGTACATCCCGGTACTGGGCGCAGGCAGAACCGCCGCTAAAAATTCCAGCGGTGTCATAACTGTCCTTGCTTATTTGTTGTCGTCTTGCGCTTGGTCAAGTAAGGCCGCGAAGCGGGCACACAGTTGGCGAATCCAGTCAGGCGGCACGTCGTCGAAGCCGTAAATGTAGATGTGCCGCAACAGTTCTTCGTCGGTCAGGGTTTGAGGTTGTACTCGTGACATATTCTTCTCCATGCTTCGTCCGCTGTGTTAGAGGACTGCATTATTGTTAAAAGGGTTTCCACGCGGTGGCGGTACGCGACGAAGACTTCTGATCCGTTGAACCAGTTGTAAACGGTCTGTCGTGTAACGCCAAGGGCGTAGGCAATTTTCGTGACGGGAAAGTCCAGATGGATAGCCCAACGCCCAAGCTGGTTGCCCAGAGACTTGGGAGTCTTCATCACGTCATCAATGATTTTTTGTGAGTAGGCCATAGTGTTAGGTGGGGGTACTCGCTGCGTCTGGTGAGATTCGAACTCACGGAGTTCCAAGCATTGCTCATGACAGCCCTTGAAACTCTTTAGTCATGTCACCAATAGACCAGACTCTGGCACAGCATCCGCTTTCCCCCCGATTCTTTTTACTCGTCGTCCCAATCGGCCACGATGTCAGCCAGCTTGGACTTCTTGGCAGGCACAGCCGTCTCTTTGGCTTCAGGCTTGCGCACTTCTGGCTCGTCGCCCTCGTCCGCCACTGGGGCAGCTTTGGCTTTCTTGGCCTTGGGTGCTGGCGCTGGGGCGTCTTCTTCAGTCTCGTCTTGCTCAGGCAAGGCAGCAACGGTAGCGGCTGCGGGGCGCTTACCTTCCAGAGCCAACGGGGCACGGGCGGAGGCTGCACCATCCAACGCGGCGGGCGTAGCCGACACTGCCTTGGCAGCATCGCTGGACTTGGCCTGCTCTTGGGCGGAGGCGTACTCGTCATCGGTCAACCAACGCGCAGCTTCAAACACCAGCTTGGGAGACTCCGCCTTGGTGTCGAACTTCATGCGGGTTACGATGGTGTCGAGGTTGACAGGTGGGGTCTGTGCAGCCATGTAGCGGGCGTATGCCTGCAATGGGCGCTTGCCACCCTCTTCCTTGCCGAAGATAGACGCAGCAGGCAGTGTGACTTGCATCACGTCACCGTCAGGGTTGTTGGCCAGCACCACAGCCAGACGCTGTTGGTAGCGGCATGCACGGCTTTGACCGGTGCCCGAGCCTGCGATGTTCTGTGCGCACTGAGCACAGGTGGCAGACTGTTTGTTCTTCACACCAGCGTCGGGCTTCTCGCCGTCAGCGGATGTGCAGTCAGGAGCGGCAGCGGCTGCGTCTTTGTCGTAGCTGGCAGCGTAGAACACACGGCTGACCTTGGGCGCAGCCTTGACGATGATCACGTCCAAGTGACGCTCATCGATGGCGGCGATCTCTTTGCCTGCGGACATCAGGCGGAACACGCCACCTTTGATCGACACACGCTTGACGCCAGAGGCACCAGAGCCACCAGCCAGAGCCAGTGTTGTTTCGGACAGCTCAGCATTGCGAGCGAAGGCGGGGACTTGGGAAGGGTTGAACATTGTGATGTTGCTCATTTGGGTACTCACTTGGTTGGTTTACGAACTGACACTGAATACTCGGAACTCGAGTTCAGACCGGGCGGAACAGCGCCCGGATTTTCTTCAAGGAATTGGCGCATGTTGCCTTGGGCGATGCGCTTTTCCAGCAGGTCCACTGCGTCATGCTCGACCACGAACTTCTTGAAAGAGTCCCAGTCTTGCGTGTTGTAGCGGGTGCTGACAGAAAGCACGACTGTGCCTTCCGATGTACGGACTGATGTGACCCCCATGGTCTTCATCTGGTCCTTCATGGCGTTGGCCACTTCATCCTGCACAGCTTTGAGTTCTTCCACTTTCGTGTCGTACTCTTGCGTGAGGGTGGCGATCTGTGTCCGAACTTTGCGATAAATCTTCGCAAGTCGGTCGAGGGGGATGGCTGCTTCTGACATTTGCTTCTCCTAAAAATCTGTTTTGTTTGTCTAAGGCTTGACACTTTACACGGGTTTTTTGGCTTGCACAACTCCTTTTTAAAAATTTATTTCTGACTTGAACATGTCGGTAAGAAGTGAGTTATCGCTAACTTTCCCTTCCAACGCCTTGAACATGCGCTTCTCGATGGCGGAGCCCTGAATGTGCACCACCGTCACCTTGTCGGAGTCCTGCCCCTTGCGGTCAGCACGGGCGCAGCACTGGATGTATTGCTCCACGCTCATCAGGGGGCCGTAGAACACAACCGTGTCGGCAGCAGTCAGCGTGATGCCGTGCGCAGAAGCAGCAGGCTGCATCACCAGCACCCGTAGGTCAGGCTCGTTCTGGAACCTGTGGATGATCTGCCCCCGTTTGGACGGGCTGACGCTGCCGTCAATGATGTCGGCGCTGATGTTCTTCTTGAGCAGGTGCCGGTGGATGGCCTCGATGGTGCTGGTGAACAGCGCGAAGATGATGACCTTGCGGGTAGTTTCCTCGAGCACCTCCTCCAGTACCGCCAAGCGAGGCGAGGCGTCGAACTCCACCACCTCCTTGTCGTCGGTGTAGGCAGCGCCGCAACTGATCTGCAAGAGCTTGCTCACAGCCACACCAGCATTGACTGCGCTGATCGTCTCCCCCGCCGCTTGAAACAGTAGCTGATCTTTGAGCAGGTTGTAATACTTGGCCTGCTGGGGTGTAAGCGGCACGTCACGCGTCATCGTGATCACTGGCGGCAGGTCCAGACACTGCGCTTTGGTAAAGCGTATCGCTGGTTGCAGCGCCTCGAACACCGTCTCCTTGGCATCTGGCTTGGCCACCCACTTGTACATGGTCAGCTTGGTCATCACCTTGTCGCGCCACGCCGTGAAGAACTTGGGCACACCCTCTGGGTTGACCAGCTTGGCCAGCCCGTACGCATCAACGGGAGACTGCGACGCAGGAGTTCCGGTCATCATCCACAGATATGTCTCAGGGCCGATGATCTTGTTAAGCGACTTCCAGCGCTGCGTGGTCGGCATCTTGTAGGCGTTGGCCTCGTCCACAATCACCAGATCAAAGCGCCCGTCATTGACGATCTCGTCTGCAATCAGGTTGAGACCTTCGTAGTTGGCGATAACGATCTGGTAGTCGTGCTGGATGAGCTCAATGCGCCGCGATGCTTTAGGGTGGTGGGCGATCACAGCGGAGCGGTGGATCACGCTGGAGTTGATGTCTCCCATCCATGCGCTGTGCATGATCGACAGAGGGCACAGGACCAACACACGCCTGACCTTGCCCAACGTCATCAGGTAGTCGGCTGCCCACAAAGCGCTGAGCGTCTTGCCGGTGCCGGGTTCGCTGAACACAAACGCCCTGCGGTTCATTGTGAGAAACGCTGCCGTCTCCACTTGGTGGGCCATCGGCTTATAACGGCCGGGCCAGTTGTATCGTTTGATTATGGGAGAAGGTACGTCCTTCACCCCCAGATTGCGCAGCACCCTTGCTTCGTCCAGCCCCCAGTAAACCGCGACCTCAAAACCACCCGGCACAGGGATGACCTTGTGCTTGGGAATGATTCTGTACTTGTCGGGGTTACGGGTTCTGAACAGCAGTGCCTTGTCTTCAATGATCTGCACGCGCTTCTCCTTGGTTTTATTTTGAACTGGCGCGGTTCTTGGCAACGCTGCGCATTCGCAGGTTGCTCTTGGCAGATGTGCCGCCACTCTTGAGCGGCTTGATGTGGTCAACATCTTTGCCATCGCCTTTGCTGGCTTGGCCAGACTTCTCCATGATGCGTCGCGCCTTGACGCGCTCCGCACGGTTGTCGACTTGCTCAGGCTTGCCGTGGAAATCTTTGTACTCTTGCTTGTAGTCACGCTTGCTGGACGGTTGTGCCATGACTGGCTCCTTAATGCTTGGGGTTGAACTCGCAGCCAGTGACTTGGCACCAGCCGCACAGCGGTGTTTGTGTGGGGTTCCACACATCGTTGTCGAAGCAGGCTTCAAGACGGGCGGTGCGCTCACGGTACTTCCACCAGAACTGCTCGGCCTGCTCACGCTGCATCTGCATGTTGACCATAGACTCCTTGACGATAAAAAGCAACGCGCTGTTGACCTTGCGGATGTGGGGGAAGTGGGCGAAGACCATGAGAGACATGAGCACCAACTGATCCCGGTCTGGGTACTTGTTGTTGCCTGTCTTCCAGTCACCCACCCATGCTGTCAGGTTGTCATCGTCGACGATCAGGATGTCAGCAATACCGCGCACCCACACGTCTGGCGATTTCCAGTTGGTGGGCTTCAAGTCCACGGTCAACGCCATCTCGTACTCGGCCAGAGCTCGTCCGGGTTTGTTCAGCATGGCGTCCACTACAGGCTTGAACTGCGCGTACTCAGGCGGTATCGGCTTCTTGTCCCTGATGTAGAGCTCGATGGCCTCGTGCACTTGATTGCCGTAACGCGTTGCCTCGGTCTCTGTGAAGGGGTACTTCTTCAAGACCTTGACCTCGTGATACCTGCGGGCGCAGCCCTCGAAGTCTTTGAGGGAGCTGTGACTCCATGCTGGTTTTTTCATCTGAACTCCGCTGTGTCGATGGCGTTGGACAAGTGCTTGGCAAAGCGGGTCACAAACACCTCGTCCTTGTACAACGAACTACCCATCTCGAACAACACAGCGTGTGTGAGCTCGTGCCAGAAGGTCTCGTTGAAGTCAGGCGGGGCGAACTGTGTGCGCGACTTGTTGCTGTGTGTGGCAACGCTGATGCATTTGTTGCCGTAGTAGGTGACACCCATGGCCCCCTTGCGGGGCATGTACTTGACGACATGGACGCCGTACTTGTGCTCACCCACAGTCATGTGGATCGGGACTCTCATTGGTTGCATATGCTTCTCCTTAGTTTTTAGCTAACCCATAACGACGGTGTGCGCCACCGTCAGCGTCCAGAGGTATACCCGGCAGGTAGCTCGGCTCCATAGTCATTTGCGCCAAGACCCAAGTCTTCGCTTCTTCGACGTCCGCATCCGGCACCACCACGATCTGTTCGTCATGCACCGTACCCGCTACGAAGTACCGCTTTGACGTTCTCAACATCCCATCAGTCATCACGCATCTTGCTACGCCTTGCGTGACGTTGTTGGTTACTTTTCCTCCGTAGAGTTTAATACGGTTTTCGCCATACGTCCACTCCTTGTTTGATTTGCCTGTTTTTTCATCAGTTGTGCGCTTGACGTTTAGCCCGGGGTAGTTGATGGGCATCCCGCTTGGCAGCATGATCTGCCCCTTCCTGAAAGTCAGGCACTTGACTTGGTACTCCTTACCCGTATACAGCGACTCCTCGATCAGGCTGCTCATTAGGTCCCAAAATGAGACTACAGGGGTGGCAGTGGCGCGGTACTTGTCGATGATGGCCTTGGCTGCAAGGCAGTGGATCACCAGCTCTTTGGTTGTGCAGGTGTGTGGTATGGCTTGCAGCTTCTCTACGTTCACATCCCAGTCAAGGAACTTCTGCGCCTGCTCACCTGTGACCCCGAGCTTCTTCGCAAAGGCCAAGTCGTAGCGTACGGGAGGAGCGCCAAGGAATCCAACGAGAAGCTGGGAAGCGAAAGACGCCCAGCCAAGACCGTACCCGCAGCCGAGCAGCGCCGACTTTGCAGACTGTCGCAGGTCTGGATGACTTTCTTTTGAAAGGCCGGGTATGTTGAACATCTGAGAGCCGAACGTGGCGTAAGGGTCACCGCCAGCCCGGAAGATGTCGAGCAAATCTTGGTAATCCGCAAGCCACGCGAGGACTCGCGGTTCAATTTGCGAAAGGTCCCCGACGACAAGCTGGTGCCCCACCGGTGCCATGATTGCTTTGCGTAAGAACGAACCTCGCTTGAGGTTTTGCATGTTGATGGCCGACCCACGTGCAGCAGTCCAGCGGCCTGTAGACGCGCCGAAGTAACTAAGCGGGACCGGGAGCGGGCCCCTGCTCGATATGTCAAGGAATCGCTGCGCTCGTGTACGTTCGGTCGTTGACTTAACCCGTAGACGCGCTTCACAAAGAAGGGCAACGTCTTCACGTTCACCGTTGAGCATCGCTTGAAATAGCGCGTCATTCTTTGCGAAAGCAAACGCCTCCTTCCCAGTGGTCTTGCTGATTTTCGTAGGGGGAGTGACGCCCATGGCAGCAAGTACTTGCGCAAACTTATCGTTCGACGCAAGCGCAGCTTCCTCCACGCCGAGCCTTTTAAGTAGTCCTGCACGTTTTTCTCCTTCTTCGCTAAGCGCATTGATCAGCATGCTGCGGTCCAGCAACAGCTCGGCGCGGGTGTACATCTTGAGCGTCATGTCAATGAGGCGCAACTCCTTGATCGGGTAACTCCAACCACCCAGCCCAAAGAATATCTGTTCGCACAACCACGTGTCGTGGCAGCAGTACTCGGCCAGCACCTCCTCCACATCGGCGGGTAGCTCGTCCAGTATGTTCTCGGATGGGGCCAGCCCCTTGCCCTTCTCAGGCAGGCCAAGCATGTGCGCCAGTCTTGCAAGACTGTTGCCCGCCTCCACCCCACGCAGTGCCCGGCCCATGGACAGGGTGTCCATAAGAAAGGCGGGGTGCACGTTGTAGTGCTGCGCCAAGATGAACGCATCGAACATGGTGTTCTGTGCCAAGAACCCGGTGCGGCTCCAATCAATGGTCTTGAAGAACGTAGGCAGGTCCTTGCGTGTCACCCATACAGGTGCGTCGTCACTGCCCAGATATTTCCACGACATGCCCCATGCCTTGAAGCGCGGGTCGCGCACGTACTCCTCGTTGGTCTGTGCCGAGAACCCCAGCTTGATGTGGGCGGCTCGTCCCCACGCTGTCTCGAAGTCACCGACAATGATTTGGTCGAATGGTTTGCTCAATTGAATAACTCCTTGGGTGGGGCGTCGCGCATTGTCAGCGCTTGCGCCATCTCGTTTGCTTGGCCGACCATCTCAGCCAGCTCTATCTCGTCAGCGCCGACGCAGAACGTCAGCATCGCCTCGCCAGTATCGACCAGCAAAACTGCCTTGTTGGGCAGGTCGGGGTCGTAGCATTTGGCCAGCATCATGATGAGCTGTGCGAAGTGGTCGCGCAGTCCTGAGTCGCTCTTGCTCAGTGCGGCGATCGTGTCCTCCCACGCCTCTTGTGTCACCTTGTCCATGCCAACAACCTTTCTTCTAGTTCATCCATGCAGGTCTCGTTCACCACGAACGTGAACCCGCCCGAGTTGCAAATTGCAACCAACTCACGATCTTGGAGGGCCGTGGTCTTGCCCTTGCCAGCCTTGCACTCGATGGCAATAAACTTGCCGTTCTTGCAGCCGATGATGTCGGGGATACCCGAGCGCCCAAGCCCCATGCCCGGGGGCATAAAGTAGTAGATGCCGTGCTTGTCCAGCATCTTACGCACCGCCGCTTTAACCTTGCCTTCAGGTGTCTGTGCCATGTCAGTACCCCCTGAACTCTTTGAGCTTTTGCATGTAGTGCTTGGCCTTGCCCGCATCATCGCTGCCGTCCTTGCGCCCAGCACGCAGGCTGTACTTGATGACGTTACCCTTGAGGAAGCCTACGAACTCCTCGCTGGTCAGCACTGCCTCCATGATGTGCCACGGCTGGATGGGCATGTCTTTGTAGTGGTTGCCGCTGATCTGTATGTCATCGGCCGCAGTGCCGTTGGTTCCGTCTTTGATGTTCATGATTTTCTCTTTCGTTTAGCGTCTGGTCTTGGGCAATTTTCTGGGGGCACAACAACGCACCAGATGGCTGTTGGGGGGTTCCCGGTTTGGCGTATCCACCTGTCGATGTATGCGTCAGGCATTGTGCTGAGCAACCTGCGGATGTTGCCGGGTTCTCGCTCAAGGTAGTTGGCCATTGTGCCTACATCCAGCCCGTCAGGGTTGTCTCTAAGCAGCGTGCGCAGCGAAGGCGTTGTGTTGGTTCTCATTAAAGTTCGTGCTTGTTGAGTTGCGGTTTGATGTGGGGCATGGCGCGTAGAAAGATACCGAACTGCTTGTACGCAATCAGTGCGTTTTCTTTCTCTTTCGTGCGCGATCCAAGTTTTTTAATCGTGCCGACCTCTTTGCCGAGCTGGCGCTGGTAGTCCACAAAATCCGTGGCGATCTGTGCTCCGCTTTTACCCTCAGCACCCTTGGCCCTGAACGTGTGGTCTTTCATAAACATGCTGTCGCGTGGGTTGCTGGCCCAGTGGAACGGCGAGTCGGGATGGCATTTACAGTTCATGGCTTGTCCTTTTGGAGCATCACGTGTAGTTTTTCTTCGATGGGAGCGTCAACCCCACCGCCCGTCCATGAGTCCCACATGCCAAATCTTTTTTGGTTGATTGTTAGGTCTCCGTCAGGGCTGTCTTGAAGCAAGCGCCCCATGGCGGCACAGCTCGCAGTGAAAGTCTTCGGTGCCTCTTGGTCAGGGCAGATCGTGAATGTGTACGGCAGTTTAGCCATGGTTCTTCTCCATTAAAGTTGTCATTGTGTCGAGCATTACCGCGTATACGGCATCGCGCAGTTTTGAGTCAGTGATTGTCATGTTGCCGTCGATGATGGCGTCCATCTCCGCAAGGCTAAGCCCCACCCACTCACGCTTTGCAACGGTTGCGGATACGGCGGCCTTGCGCATGGCAGCTTCACGCTCGATGCGGTTGAATTCATCGTCTTCGGTGTTCATGCTTGTCCCCTTGCTCGGATGGCGGCGGCGCATTCGTTTGCTACCGCCATGTCTTCGTCGTTGTAGCACTGCCGTTTGTTGTACGTTTCACACACCTTTGCACACGCCTCACGCTCATCAGCACGGACAAGGGCGGCAAAGCGTTCAAGCGCAGGCGAAACGTATGGCACTCCATCAAATACCATCAATGGGTAGCCCACCGCCGTAGCCATCTCAATGATGTCTTTCATTTCTTCTCCCGTATGCATGAACAGGTATATCCGCTGCTGTCATAGCCGCAGCCATAGCAATACGGGCAGTGTTCATCTGTAGCGGCTGGCGCTACACGGGCGAACAGTTTTTTGATGTATTCGATGATGGCGGTCATGCTTGCCCCCTTGCGCGGATCGCTCTCTTGCAGTCCAACGCGTCCGGCGGGTTGATGTCGTCATCGTCTGTCGACACCCAAGCACGATACAAGTTGTCGCAAACTGTTTCACACTCCTCGCGCTCCGCTTGTATGGCCCTCTGCCACGCGCGTAGGAACACGTCCAGCTCCTCGCGGGTAGGCTCACCCAATAGCTGGTCGATCTCCAGCCACGCTTGTTTCATTGCTTCATTCATTGCTCTCTCCTTTGGGTACTGGCTGGGCCACATCCTCCCAAGGCCCAAGAACTTCGACATCAGCCCACGCAGCAATGTGGTGGACTTTGCCGTTTCTGTCCGTGCAATAGCTGTACATCCCGTCAATGTGGTGAAAATCCAGCGCATTTCCACCAACTCTGATTCGGCTGTATCTTGGTACTTCAAACAGTTTCATGCTTCACGCCCCAAATATGTTGCGCAGTTCTGCATATACGGCCATGGCTTGGCGTACGTTCAGGCCACCGATCACGGACTCGACTGACCACTCAGCAGGCGTGGTGTACAGCGCTGTGGTTACGTGTTTGGCAGGCAACGAAGCGATACCTGCTGGCTTGGGGTTGATAACCTCCCCTGTGCGTGTGTTGACGATCTCAATATGCTTGCGTGGTGTTGGCGCTACATCCTGCACGGGCTTGGCTTTGGTTTTCTTCCGCGCCTTGCGCATCTGGCTCGTTTGGATGGGCGCATACTCACGCACCGCGGCGGTCAGCTTTCCCTCTTCATCGGCCACGATCAGGCGCACGCGCAGCATCTGGTAGGCCAGCGATGAGACTGTGGTTCCCTTGAACCCGTGCGCCGCAAGGCGGGCGGTTACTTCTTGATTGGTAAGGCCCGGATTGTCCCGAATAAAATCAAACGTGGTACGGGATATGTTGGTGTTCATGCGCTCGGTCTGCTGCTCAACTGGCATTTCATTCTCCTGTTGTGGTTGAATTTGTTTGTGGGCCTCATCATCTGCGGCCCATGCGTTTGCTGTTTGTGCGAGCGCCTTCTCAAGCGCGGATTTAATATCAGGCACTGCCTTCTCCTTTTGTTGACGAAACTGATTAACCCACTGCACGAACTCGTGCTTGCGGTAGTACTTCTTCCCCGCTTTCCACGCAGTCTTTGCGTGTTCCAGTACGGGCTTGGGCGCATCGGGATGTTTAGCGGCTAAGCGGCCGAACACACGGTGGTCGATACCTGCTGCTTCGCAGCATTCTTGGAATGTGTGCAAGGGCGTGTGCTTCACGCCGTTTGCTATGTCGCGTAGGCGGTTTTGGGTCTGATAGACAATATCGCGTTGCATATCACCGCCTACTTAAAGCGGCGCAGGAACGGTGCGAAGGGTGGCTCCTCCAGTACCGGGGGTGGGGGCGGCGGAGTAATGCCCTCGGAGGGCGGCGTCCAGCCATACTTGCGCCACGTAGCTTGCACGTCCGCGCCTGACGTCCATTTAAAGTCGGGATGACCTACCGGAACGAACGGTATTGTTTTCTTGCAGTCCATTATTTTCTCCTTGGAATTGGGATTATTTGTCTAGCACTTGACAGAAGTCAAGGGGGTTATCAAAAATATTTTGCACCGCCGCCATGCACAACGATGGCGATACTCTTGGCTTGCACAGATGTGCCTGCGCACAGGCCGCAGTCGATGCACTTGACGCCACGGTCAGACGGACACTCGATCTCTTGGCCCTTGATGATCTCGTGCCTATCCTTGACGATGCGGAACGTGCGGTACTTGCTGCGCCATGCATCCTCTGCCTTGCCAAGTGAGTCAGCGCTCACCATGTATCTAGCCGGGTCGCCACCGTTGTGGCTATACGCGGTATGGCCAGCGGCATCGCTGAGCAGGTCGTCCCACACTTCATCGGGCACAGCCGCGCCATCACCGTACGTACCGATGCGCACCATGGCTTTGAACCCCAGAGACTTGCGCAGGGTTGTGTTGGTGTAGTCGGGATACCCGCCGCGCTTGTACGTCTTGAACACGATGGTCGGGCCTTGGCCCAGCACCACGTAGCACTTGCGGCCTGTGGCCAGCTTGACGTCAGGGTCGAAGGTTGGGTCGCCCTTGAGGTCGCACGTACCGCAGATGCTGTAGTCCTCGCCGTACTTGTTGGCATCGCGTGGGTCGATGTCCTCGCGCAGGATGTACGTCTGTAGCATCTTGCCTGTCTTGCGGTTGCTTGAGTCCCATACCGCGACAGCGATGATGGGTGCACCGTCGATGCGCGACGGGCCTTTGTAGATGGTTGCTCCGGGCATGTCATTCTCCTTTGGTTAGTTGACGGATTTGAAACTCGATACTCTGACGCTTGCGCCATGCTTGGTCTTCGCTTTGCAGGTCTGATGGGCAGTTACGCACAGCGTGCGCAGGTCTTGCGTAGCGCTCGCATTCTTTGATAGCCGCGTTTAGTGTTTTCTGTAGGTCAGAAAGAGCTTGTTGATAGGGAAGAGAGGTCATGGTCACTCCAAGTAAAGGTGGACGGCCAAGAAGAAGGCCAACAGAAGAAAGATCACACGCTCAGCCTTGTCGCTGACGATCTCGATGTGGGTGGGTAGTGGTTTGGGTGGGCCTTTGTATTTCATGCTTGCTCCTCAACGATTTCAACTTCTGCGTGGGTCTCAATCCACACTCGTGCGCCGCATGACAGCGGCTTGTCGGCCGAGTACACAATCCGGCTTTCCCCGTGTATCTTCACTTCGTGCGCGTACCTGTTGCGCTTGTAGTCCTTGACTGTCAGCACAGGGTCGTTGGCCCCCGTCTTGGCGTTGGCCTTGATGACGTGCTGGTTGACGTGAATAATCGTTTTCATTTGCTCACCTCGATTGATTCCAGTTGCCAGTCTGCGTCGCTGTCGTCGTAGTCACAGGTTTGCAATTCCAGCCAAGCTGCGTCCTCGGCCGCATCTTGCGACTCAGCCTCCACCTCAATCGTGACGTAACTGGTGCGCTTGAGTTCTACTTGATACGTTTTCATTTCATTCTCCTTCTTGGTTAAATGAACGGGGACACCATGTCCCCGTCTTTCTCTTACGCTGTCACCAACGCCAATGCCTTGGCTTTGAGCGCCTCTCCTTGGCCCCACAGCGCGGATGCTGTGCGGTTCTCGGGGCTACGTGTGCGGCTGTGGTGGTCGACGTACTCAGTCACAGCGTTGAGCCAGCCCCATGCGGTATCGTGCGCGGTTTCGAAGTTGCTGCCCATGCCCTGCCCGTTGAACAGGCCCATGATGCGGTTGAACCCAGCCGATGCACGTGTCACCTCCTCGTTGGTCTTCATGAGTAAGCGCAGGGTCATGTCCTCGGCCTCGTCCGCCTTCATACCCACCGTCGACAGGTAACGCGCAGCGGTCATGAACGCACCGAACTCCTCATGCGCCGACTCAACGGCCATGCGTGCGTCCTCGGCCACGAACACAGAGCGATGCGATACCTTGAATGCGGCCGCACCCTTGCGTGCCATCGTCAGCGTGTTGTTGCACACCGTGCGCACCGTAGTCCATCGGCACTCCGTTGCAAGCGAACCATCCGCAGACGTGGACAGCAAGGCATAGGGCACGATAGTGTCACGCCCACCATCGATGGACACAGCGTCAGACAGCTTGGCCGTGGCGAAGTAGCGACGCCCACCGAATAGAACACCCGCGCTCTCGATGGTCAGCCCACCCTGCGCGGCCCAGTCACGGAAGAACTCGAGCACCTCCATGGGTTGCACCACCTTGTACGAGTCACTGACCACACCCAGCGGTGCGCCTGTGTCTGAGCGGAACAATACGTGCTTGTCGTCCACTGTGCGGAACTGATCCGGTGTAGCGATGTCACGTTCAGTAGCGTAGCGGATGACAGAGCGCTGGACTTTGTAGTCCATGCCAGCCTCACGTTGCCAGTCTTCGATGGTTGCACCTGTGGTCATGAGTTGGCCAAGGCCGTGCCACTCACGTTGTGTGGATGCGTAGGATGCGGTTGCGCGGGAAAAAGTGTCGATCATGTGTGCCATTTGAATTCTCCATTGGATTGAAAGGTTGCCACTGAACCGCAGTGGCCACGGTGATTTGGTTACAGGCTGATGGTGAAGGAGGAGCCGCGCAGAACATCTCTGATCTTGTCCTCGATGTCATCAAGCCCAGCGTCGTCGACGTTGCGCACGCACTGGTCGTACTCGTCGTGGTCGTACTCAGACTGGTGGTCGCTGATCTTCTCGTCGATCATGTCGTTGAACTCGTCCTTGATCTCGGACATCTTCTCGTCGATGGTTTCGTTGAGCTCGTCCTTGAGCTCCTCCAAGTCTGGCGTAGGCAGGTCAGCCATACGCTCGTTGAACCGCTTGTCGACAAGTGCGGTGATGTGTGACTCGAGCGCCTGCATGATGATGCCGACGAGGTTGGGGGCTTGGAAGTTGTCCATGAATACTCCTTGGGCTGGTTGAGTTGCGGGTTGAGTTGGGAATGCGTTTTGCTCTGTGGGTTCAATCATTTCGATGGTCATTTCAGTTTCCTTGGGTTGTTAAAGGGTGCAGTACCAGCGATGGGCGCTGATGCGTTTGGTTTTGAGGCGCATGCCTATGGTCTGGCGCAGGTAGCTGTTGAACATCTTAACCAGCACAGACTCAACACCACCGCTTGGCATGGTGCGTAGTTGGTCACTCTCGATGACAACAAACCCTTGCGATTGAAGCGTTTCGTACAGTGCGTACCAGTCATACACCACCTTGGTGGGTATCGGGGTAGGCGCGGCATTGAGCGCCGTGTCGGGTATCTCGTCGATCCTCATGGTTCAAGCCTGCGATCGAATGGCGTTGGCGATGTGTTCGCGCATGTCCGACTCTTCCCATACCGAGCGATAGCGGATACGGGCATAGCGGGTATTGGGGTCAACATCAGGCCAGAGCGTGCGGGCGTAAATCTCGGCCCCCATCTTGGTGGTGAACAACACCGGGATTGAATCTTCTGGATCAGCGTCCATCACAAACCATACTTGTTTCATCTTCTCTCTCCTTGGTTGAACGGGGACACCGTGTCCCCGTTGTTGGTTGCTTAGGCGCAGACAATCTGCTTGACTTCTTTGCGCACCACTTCTTCGGTGTAACCCGTGGTCACGATGCGGCACAGCGGGCTGTCGTGTTTCACATAGGCCATCACCTGCACGCTGATGGTGAAGCTGCCCACCTTGTCATCGTAGTCCTTCTTTTCTAAGCGCACGTCCCGATTGGGTGTGCCGTAGGTGTAGTCATTGGTCGTGGCCTCCCAGTCAATGAAGCGCTCGATCAGGTTGGTGAACTTCTTGTCTTTGAATGAGTCGAGGTCGAGCAGGGGCACGTTGATGAGCACTGTGTTGGTGAAGCTGGACATGGCGATCGTTGCATCCTTGCGCAGGTTGAGCGGGATCAGCTCGAACGCTTCTTTGACTGCGTGGTGCTTCAAGAGGCTGGCTTTGAGGGTCATGCGTTTGGCCTCCTCACGGGTTTGACGTGCGGCCTTGGCGACTTGCTTGGAAAATGTAGACATGGAAAACTCCTTGGATTGTTGATATGAAAAGGCACTGAGCCGCAGTGCCCACGGTTAATGGGGGAACCGTTCCCCCGTTACTCTTTGTCGAAGTACTCTTTGCAGTGTGCTTCGAGTTGTTCTCGTAGTGTGTGGAAGTTGGCATCGGTCAGCGCTTCGAGCATCACATCCACGATGGCGACGCCATCCCACTTGCAAGTGCGTGATACGTGTGCGGCCAGCTCGTCAATTTCTAAGACAGTCATGGCGGGCTCCTTACTTGCGTTGTTTCTTCTCGACTTGGGCCAGCACGAATGCGCCCTCGACTTGGGGTTGGTAGAAGTTGATACCGTACGATGCGGTCGACTCACCGGGCACGTACCACACCCAGTAGGTGTGCTTCTCTTTGTCCATCGCCTTCATCAGGGCGTGCAGGTCATCACCCGAGCGCCACCCGAATGCGTTGATGCACAGGATGTGGAAGGTGGGTTGCTTGTGCTTGAGCATTCCCGCAGTCATGTCGATGTACGTTGTTTCACTCATTTGGTTTCTCCTTCGGGTGTGTATGCGGGGCAGTTGTTGGCGTATGTGCGGCAGTCAGCGTCTGCCTTGAGGTTGTCCTCTGTGCTCATGGATACGGGCGGTGCTACCCGCTTATCAAACGCACGGCAACTAAGCTCGGGGTTGTACCCCCACCCGTGGGTGGACTTGGTGCAGTTTCTGCAAGACTTCATCTTCGTTCTCCTTGGTTTGGGGGCAGGGTATATGCGGTATGGTGCGCCGCCCCGCTGAGCGCACCAACCGATGGGGACAAGTTGTCCCCGTTAATCTTTGGGCAGCACCCCGTGCCATGTGCGTGGCAGTGCTCCGTCTTCGCGTGTCCATTGGCGCAGGATGTTGACCGCCCGCGTTACCTTGTCGACCCGCTTGGCCAAGCGCAGGTGAGGTGCTTTCTTATCCTCCTTGGGGGTGAGCCCCAAGTCTGCATACTCATCCAGTCTTCGCTGATGCCCCTGCAAAACGATCTCGTACCGCAGGGACAACGTGTCTTTCTCCTTGAGGGCCGCACCCAGCAAGCGCTGGCGGGCCGCATCGAACCTGTCACCACGCATGACCCTCAGGAACGGCGTCTTGGTCTTGGCCTTCTTCTTGCGGGTGCCGGACGCTATCCAATTATTGAAAGCCTGCTCGACCTTCTCCCTGCGTTTGGGCGGGGCCCAGTCAACCCAGTGCACCCCGTTGTTGGGGATGTGAAAGCCTGCGCCTGTCTCCGCATGCACCTCGTTCAGTTGGGCCGCTGTCTGTGCAGGCATTGACTTGCGCTCATCGGTGACCGTCTCGGACAGGGCCAGCATCTTGAAATACATCTGCTCAAGCGTGGCCACGTACACCTCGAAGGCATCGGTGCGTAGTACATCGTCCTCGTTGTAGCGCATCCCGCCTCGTGCATGGTTGAGCTCTTGCCTCAAAGGGGTGAGCAGTGAACTCCACTCCTGCCTGTGCTTGCGCAGGAATTCCCGATCCGATTGCAGTGCGCGGCGTCTGCCCTTGGCATTCTCGACAGCGGTGAACACCTCAGTGCCCGCCAGCCCCTGTGCTTTGAGCTTGCGTGTGAGTTCCCGAGGGGTGAAGGTTGCGTGGTACTTGGTCATGTCTAAGTCCATCCAGTGTTAAAAAGCCTTGATTCTACCCTGTTCTGTCCAAGATTGGCTAGATGTGCCGAGTCGCTGGACATTTTTTACCGCGTAACCATGCGGGTTTGCTTGAAGAAAGGGCAAAAGTGTGCGTACTATGTGTGTCCGTGCGGGGATGAGCAAGGCAAACAAACATAAACAAACAAGCGAAGAGAAAGAGAAAACACATAGAGAGAGATATATATAAATATATTTATAAAGATATAGATATATATAGAGAGCACCGTTTTGGACAAACGCTAATAAAATCAACGACTTAGCGCGTCCAGCATTTGGGCCAAGCCATCCAATCTTGGATAGCTGAAAAATTGCCTCTTTTTTAGGCAGTCGAGTCATCCAGTGTTGAACGGGGACAAACTGTCCCCGTTCCCTGTGCTCAGAACAGCTCACGCTGGGCCCCAAGCTGGGCCTTCCAGAGTTCGTACTCACGCTGACTGGTGAAGACGAGGCCGTGCCTTTGGAGCTCTGCCTTACGGAAGACGTGGATGTGGTGGCGTGAGCCGTAGCTGATGGTTTGCAGGTGGTACGCCTGACCACGGACTTCGATGGTGCCCTTCTCGGACACGATGGGGGATGAGAGGTTGCGCATGATGGTTCCTTTCAGTTGGTTGGGGTGATGTCCATCTCAAACTCGCACCAAGCGATGCGGGCAAGAGCGTAGATGTGTTGGTCGGTGCAGTCGCACTCCTCGTATGAGCGCTCCTCGGTTTCGAGTACGTGGGTCAAGATGCGACCAAGAAGTTCGTGTTGTTGTTGGGTGAGTTTCATGAAAATCTCCGGTTAGACAAGAAAAGGAACAACGGGCCAGCCTCACGCCAACACCGTTGCGTAGAAACAACAGGGACAAACTGTCCCCGATCACTTTGCAAAGGCTTGAGCCAGTGCCTTGGATGCCAGCGAACGTGCGCCTTCGTACTCCTGCGCCAGCTTGGCCAGCTTTGCGGCGGCGGCCAGCAACTCAGCGGGGATCTCGATCTCTTCGGACTTGTTGTCAGACTTGCCCACGATGTCGCTCACCAAGCGACTCAGGGCTTTGCGGCACGCTTCGTAGTTTGCGTGCTCTTTGTCCAGCACCATCGTGCCTGTGGCCTTGCCAGCACCAGCGACCAGCGGCACTGCGTACTTGGGAAAGCTCGCCACATCGGCCAGCAAGGCCGCACGAACGGCCTCAGGTGTGTGCCCCTTGTACGTGGCACGTAGGGACTCGATGCCCTCACCGTATGCGAAGGCGGCAGTGAGAACGGCGTGGACTGTAGAACGGATTGCTTTAGACATGAGAGACTCCTTTGAATGGGGACAACGTGTCCCCGATCGGCTAGAGACCTATTCCCTAACCGATGCCTCTATTGTATGGAAGGGGGTGTTTCTAAGCATTACTGGCAGGGCCAAATGGCATACCTTAGACCCCACCGTACCCCCACCAAGCCTTGTATGGAGCAGAGACCGTCGTCCACATGAACACTGTTTCACACCCGCTCCCACCACTTTGTATAAACTTAGACAGCAACTCACCCCCTGCTTAAAAATTAAGCACCCTCCAAAAAATTTTATAAAAATTTCAAAAAATCTCGGGCATAAAAAAACCCCCCGGGTTGCCACGGGGGGTTAAGGGGTCTCTCAACCCAAGGAGAAGCAACGCCTTGCGGCACTGCCAATGTGAGTATATACTCAGCACATCGGGAAAGCAACCCGCAATTCCTTTGGGACCAAATGTTAGAACACCTGATCTCGTCAGACCTCGACCCCACAGTCTTCATGGATGTCCCTGAGGATTTCACGCCGGTCGAAAAGGCAGCCCCTGCCCAGATGATTGACGCCAAGGTCGCAACGGCCGACTGGCTCAAGGACTTGGGGCTTGACGACGGCAACGCCCAGACAGAGGCAGAGACGCACACTGCTCGCGCAGCATTTGCCACGCTCACTACAGGTTCCACCCCCGCATCAATTCAATCCGCGCTCACAAGCATTCAGACACCTGCGGCCGTGAAGCACCTTGTGGGAATGCTGACGGCCTACGACTGGGAGTTTGTGCACCAAGCTAAAGAACTGCGCGGGTACGCAGTAGCCAAAATCCTCGAAGACTGTGAGAACCCCAACGCCAACATCCGTCTCAAAGCGCTGGGCCTTTTGGGTAAGGTCACAGAGATCGGCCTGTTCACCGAGAAGATTGAGATCAAGAAGACCGACATGACCGAGGCCGAGATCGACCAGCGCTTGAAAGAGAAGCTGGCCAAGTTCATGGATGTGTCAGACGCTGACGTGACGGACATAACAGAGATCACCGAAGTCACCCCTACCCCAATCCAAGATGACGACGAACCCGCCACTGACGCCTGAGCAGGCTGCGGTTCTGTTTAAGAACCTTGGCAAGATGTCCTCCACGGAAAAGTTGGAGGCGTTGGAGCTTTTGGACAAAGCGCAGGAGCACAAGACAAAAAACTTGGCACGCACCGACATGATTGCGTTTGCTAAGTCAGTCTATCCGGGTTTCAAAGTCGGGCCGCATCACAGAAAGCTGGCCAAAATCTTCACGGAAGTGATTGCCGGAACCAAAAAGCGGGTCATCATCAACATTGCGCCGCGTATGGGCAAGTCTGAGTTCAGCTCTTACCTGTTTCCGGCCTTCTTTTTGGGTAATTTCCCTGAGAAGAAGATCATCATGGGCACGCACACGGCCGGTTTGTCCGAAGATTTTGGTCGGCGGGTACGAAACTTACTAGCAGATGACGACTACCATGGACTTTTTCCCCAAACGCTGGTGGCAGACGACCAAAAGGCTGCTGGTAAATGGTCTACAAGCGCTGGCGGTCAGTACTATGCTGCTGGTGTCGGCGGCGCTCTTGCTGGCCGTGGTGCTGATCTGTTCGTTATTGATGATCCTCACTCGGAGCAGGACGTTAAGGCCAACTCACGGCTGGCTTTCGACACTGCATGGTCTTGGTTCCAAACAGGACCGCTCCAGCGGCTGATGCCGGGCGGTGCGATCATCATCGTGATGACGCGCTGGGGCAAGTTGGACCTGACCGGACGCCTGATTGACTACCAAGCGAAGAACCCCGACGCTGAACCGTGGGAGATCGTAGAGCTTCCGGCCATACTGAACGAGGGCACAGAGAACGAGAAGTCGCTTTGGCCAGACCAGTGGCCACTGGCCACACTGAAAGCGACGAAAGCCAGCATTGACCCACAGTACTGGAACGCACAGTACATGCAGCAGCCCACCAGCAACAGTGCGGCCATCATCTCACGCAAGTCTTGGCGTATATGGCTTGGGGATGAGCCACCGCGCTGCGACTACATCATCCAGAGCTGGGACACGGCGTTTGAGACCAAGAACACGGCCGACTATTCCGCATGCACGACGTGGGGGGTGTTCTACAACGAGGAAGAGGGCGACAAGGCGCAGGTGATCCTGCTCGATGCGTTCAAAGACCGGATGGCGTTCCCCGAGCTTAAGGCCATAGCGCTCAAACACTACAAGGAGTGGTCCCCAGATGCGTTCATTGTGGAGAAGAAGGCCGCCGGTGCACCACTGATCCAAGAGCTGCGGGCCACAGGGATACCTGTGGAGGAGTTCAGCCCCAGCCGGGGTAACGATAAAATCGTGCGGCTTAACGCTGTGTCTGACCTTTTTGCGTCGGGTACGGTCTGGGCCCCAGACACGCGCTGGGCCCGCGAGGTGATCGAGGAAGTTGCATCTTTCCCCAACGGAGAGAACGACGACTACGTTGACACCACCTCGCAAGCGCTGTTACGCTTTCGAAAGGGTGGGTTTATACCCCTTGACTCGGATGAGCAAGAAGACAAGACATTTCGGCGGCGCAGAGCTGCCTACTACTAGGAACATATATGGCGACGAACATTGACAAAGCCCTTTTCCAGCAACCCATGGGCATCGACGCCGCAGGCGAGATGGAAGAACCGATCGAGATTGAGATCGTAGACCCAGAAGCCGTGAGCATCCGCGCCGGGGACATGGAGATCGACATTGAGCCGGGCGAGCCCAGCGTGGAGGACTTTGACGCTAACTTGGCCGAGTACATACCCGATAGTGAGCTGTCTTCAATGGTCAGCGACCTTGACAGTGACGTGGACAACGACCGCAACTCCCGCAAAGAGTGGGAGAAAGCCTACGTTATGGGCTTAAAACTGCTGGGCCTGCAGATTGAAGAGCGCACCGAGCCTTGGGATGGCGCGTCCGGTGTGTTCCACCCGATGATTACAGAAGCCGTGGTGCGCTTCCAGTCCGAGACCATCACTGAAACCTTCCCGGCCATGGGCCCAGTGCGCACAAAAATCGTGGGTAAAGAGACCCCCGAGAAGAAAGAAGCCGCCGCCCGAGTGCAGGAAGACATGAATTTCCAGCTGACAGAGGTCATGCAGGAGTTCCGTCCAGAGCACGAGCGCATGTTGTGGAGCCTCCCGGCCACCGGTTCGGCGTTCAAAAAGGTCTACTTTGACCCCAACATCGGCCGTCAAACGTCGGTGTTTATTCCTGCCGAAGACATCTTGCTGCCCTACGGCACCTCGGACATCCAGAGCTGCTATCGCGTCACGCACGTCATGCGCAAGACCGAGAACGAGATCAAAAAGCTCCAGCAGGCAGGCTTTTACCGGGACGTGGACATCGGTTCGCCCGACAAACACATTGAAGAGATCAACAAAGCCAAGGACAAAGAGACCGGGTTTGCCGATCTGAACGACGAGCGCTACACCCTGTACGAGTCCCATGTGGACTTAGTTGTTAAGAGCGACCCGCTGTCAGAGACGGGCGAGGACGGCGAGCCGACAGGCATCGCGTTGCCGTACGTGCTGACGTACATCCGGGGCAACAACACCGTGCTGGCACTGCGCCGCAACTGGAACGAGGACGACGAGCTGCATTTGAAGCGTCAGCACTTCGTGCACTACCAGTACATCCCCGGCTTCGGTGCGTATGGCTTCGGTCTGTTCCACCTGATTGGTGGCTTTGCCAATTCCGCAACGTCCCTCATGCGCCAGTTGATCGACGCAGGCACGCTGAGCAACCTGCCCGGTGGCTTGAAATCCCGTGGTCTGCGGATCAAGGGCGACGACACCCCGATCGCTCCCGGTGAGTGGCGCGATGTGGACGTGGGCTCTGGGGCTATCCGCGACAACATTTTGCCGCTGCCTTACAAAGACCCAAGCCAGACCCTGTACAACCTGCTCAACACCGTGGTGGAAGAGGGTCGCCGGTTTGCCGCAACAGCGGACATGAAGATCAGCGACATGGGTGCCAACGCACCGGTGGGCTCGACCCTTGCGCTGCTGGAGCGCCAGCTCAAAGTGATGACGGCCGTTCAGGCGCGTGTGCACTTCACACTCAAGCAAGAACTCCAGCTGCTGGCCGCGATCATCCGCGACTACACCGACGACGAGTACACCTACGAGCCAGACGGCGAAGAAGGCCCACGGGCCAAGAAGGGCGACTACCGTCACGTGGACATCATGCCCGTGAGTGACCCCAACGCGGCCACACTGTCGCAGCGTGTGGTGCAGTACCAAGCGGTGATCCAGCTGGCGCAGTCTGCCCCCGACATTTATGACCTGCCTAAGCTGCACCGGGGCATGTTGGATGTGCTGGGCATCAAGAACGCGGACAAGCTCGTGCCAATGGACGAGGATCAAAAGCCGACCGACCCTGTGTCCGAGAACATGAATGTGCTCAAGGGTAAACCCTTAAAAGCGTTTCAGTACCAAGACCATCAGGCGCACATCCAAGTACACATGTCGGCCATGCAGGACCCAATCATTGCGCAGTTGATTGGCCAAAACCCCCGCGCTCCACAGATCATGGCAGCGATGCAGGCGCACATTGCCGAGCACGTTGGCTTTGGCTACCGTCAGAAGATCGAACAGCAGTTGGGTATGCCTCTGCCACCCGAAGGCGAAGAGTTGCCACCGCAGATCGAGATCGCCCTGTCTGGGATGATGGCCACAGCCGCGCAGCAGGTGCTGCAGCAAAACCAAGCGCAAGCAGCCCAGCAGCAGGCGCAGCAACAACAGCAAGACCCTGTTGTACAAATGCAACAGCAGGAGCTCAAGATCAAAGAGGGCGAGCTGCAGCTTAAACAGCAGAAGATGCAGGCTGAGCAGCAACGTGCCGCACAAGAGCTGGCACTCAACGAGAAGAAGCTCCAAGTTGACGCTGCAACCAAAGCCGACGAGCTGGAGCTCAAGGAAAAGCAGATGCAGATTGACGCGGCCTACAAGGCCGACAAGCTGGAGGCTGACCAAGAACGTGACGGCGCTCGTATGGGCGTTGACATCGCAAGAAGCAGACAACAGTCTGCTGCCCAAAACCAAAGGAAAGGTCCCGGTAACAAATGATCTCCGAATTCGCACGCGTATTGCGCGAAAAATTACGCACCGACATGAACAACTACGCTGATGACTTGGCGGGTGGAGCGTGTCGCTCTTTCGACGACTACCAAAAACTCTGTGGCGTGATTCAAGGTCTAGCCACCGCAGAGCGTCACCTCCTCGACCTTGTAGAGAAAGTAGAGCAATCAGATGAGTGATTTTGAGCTCCCTCCCCCCGGTGCTTTTGCACTGCCTCCGGGCATCATACTGCCCAAACACATCCAGCCGATTGAAGCCCCCGAGGCCGAAGCGGACAGTGAAACTAAAGCCTCAGCACTGCCTATCCCTACGGGGTACAAGCTGCTGTGCATCGTGCCAGAGGTCGATGAAAAGATCGCCGGTACGACTCTCGATTTGATTCGAGATGCCGCGACCATGCGTGCGGAAGAACATGCCACCACGGTGCTGTTCGTCATGCGGGTCGGACCAGACGCTTACAAAGACACCGCCAAGTTCCCCTCGGGCGCATGGTGCAAGGAAGGTGACTTTGTGCTCGTGCGCACCTATACAGGTACGCGTTTCAAGGTGTTTGGCAAGGAGTTCAGGGTTCTGAACGACGACCAAATTGAATGTGTTGTGCAAGACCCACGCGGCTATACCCGCGCATAAGGAGCAGAAATGAGTGAGTACAAATTTCCAGACGAACTTGAAGACGAGGCTAAAAGCCAAGTCCAAGTAGACGTCTCCACCGACGACGATGTCGAAATTGAGATCGTTGATGACACGCCTGAGCGTGACCGGGGCCGCAAGCCTCTGGACCGCGAAGTGGCTGATCCCACGGACGACGAGATCGAGAGCTACTCCGATGGCGTAAAAAAGCGCATCAAGGAGTTGACCCACGCCCGTCACGACGAGCGCCGGGCCAAAGAGACCCTTCTGCGCGAGAAGCAGGAGCTAGAACGCCTTGCCCAGCACATGGTGGCCGAGAACAACCGACTCAAGCAATACGTGAACACGGGTACCGAGCAGTACGCTGCTTCGCAGCTGTCGTTGGCCGAGACCGAGGTTGAGAAAGCCAAGCGCCAGCTCAAGGAAGCTACTGAAGCGTTTGACACTGATGGCGTCATTGCGGCACAAGATGCCCTGATGGATGCCAAGATGAAGGTGCAGTCAGCAAAAAATTTCCGTCCCGCCCCTTTACAGATGGAAGAAACTGAGGTACAAACTCAACAAACGCAAGTACCACGTCAAGAACTCGACGATAAGACTGTTCGCTGGCAGGCAAAAAACCAGTGGTTCGGTTCTTCGGGGTACGAGGAAGTCACCAGCTTCGCACTAGGGCTGCACCAAAAACTAGTCAACTCCGGGGTTGATCCCCGCTCTGAAGAATATTTCGAGCGCATTGATGCTCGCATCAAGTCAACATTCCCGGAGATGTTCGGAAATGAAGACCGGCCAAAATCTGGCGATAGCTCCAAGCGACCTACATCGGTTGTGGCTCCGGCGACTCGTTCGACTGGAGCACGCAAAGTCCAGTTGACCCCCACGCAGGTTGCGTTGGCAAAGAAATATGGATTAACCCCGCAGCAATACGCTGCTGAAGTAGCAAAACTGGAGAAATCGAATGGCTGAAACAATTAACCGGAACCCTCGTGCTCTTGAGGCACGCGATAAAACGACTCGGTACGTGTATACACCCCCGAGTTCACTGCCTGATCCTACCCCTGAACCCGGTATGGTGTATCGCTGGATTGCGACACACGTACTTGGCGAAGCACAAAACACGAACGTGTCTACCAAGATGCGCGAAGGTTGGGAACCGGTCAAAGCAGTAGACCATCCGGAACTGATGCTGGAAGGTAATGCGAAGACTGGCAACGTCGAGATCGGTGGCCTCATGCTCTGCAAGATGCCTCGTGAACGCGCCCAAGCCCGGGACGAGTATTACGCCAAACAAGCGCAGTCTCAGATGGAATCTGTTGATAACAGTTTCATGCGAAACAATGACCCCCGCATGCCGCTTTTCGCTGACCGCAAGTCAACGACCAGTCGCGGTGGTGGTTTTGGTTCTGGTTCAAAGTAACAAGGAGTCCTTAAATGGCAACTACAGCTACCCCCTACGGGCTGATTCCCGTAAACCGTATCGACGGCATGGCATATGCTGGCGCTACTTCGCAGTTTCTGATCGACCCCGCTGGCGAAGCGACCAACCTGTTTTACGGGCAAGTCGTCATCATCGGTGCCGACGGTTACATCGCTCTGTCAACCGCTACTGGCGCTGACCTGACTACCAACAACCTTGGCGGTTCTAGTCTGGGTGCTATCGGCGTGTTTGTCGGTTGCTCTTACGTCAACGCACAAGGTCAGCAAATCTACGCTCAGTACTACCCCTCTGGCACTGCCAACGGTGGTCCTATCACAGCGTACGTGGTGACTGACGACAGCGTGACATTCCAAGCTCAGCTTGATGGCACCATCACCCAAGCCGCGCTCGGAGCCAACACGTTCTTTGCTGCTGCACAGTCCACCTCTACAGGTTCTACCCGTACAGGTAACTCGACCAGCGCTTTGGAATCGACTGTTGTAACTACAGCCGCCGCGTTCAAGATCATCGGTTTCGCTTCCCCAGTGTCCGATGCCTTCCCAGACGTGTTGGTTAAGTTCAACCCCGGCGCACACGCCTTCTCTAACGCCGTCGGCATCTAAGGAGCTAAACCATGGCTATTTCACGCGCACAACTGCTCAAAGAGCTGCTCCCCGGTTTGAACGCCTTGTTTGGTTTGGAGTATGCACGCTACGGCGAGCAGCACAAAGAACTGTACGAAACAGAGAAATCTGAGCGTTCGTTTGAAGAAGAAACCAAGCTGTCCGGTTTTGGCGCTGCACCTGTCAAGAACGAAGGCTCCGCCATCGCTTACGACAACGCGCAGGAAGCCTTCACTGCACGCTACACCCACGAAACCATCGCTCTGGGCTTCTCCATCACGGAAGAAGCTGTGGAAGACAACCTGTACGACAGTCTGTCTGCCCGCTACACCAAGGCTTTGGCTCGCGGTATGGCTTACACCAAGCAAGTTAAAGCTGCTTCGGTGTTGAACACTGGCTTTGCTGGCACCGCTCTCGGCGGCGACGGCGTGTCTTTGTTCGGTAACAACTCCAGCGGCACTCGCGTTGGTCACCCTCTGGTCGGCGGCGGCGTTAACTTTAACAGCCCCACCACCGGTGTTGACTTGAACGAGACTTCGTTGGAAAACGCTACCATCCAGATCGCTGCTTGGGTTGATGAACGCGGTCTGTTGATCGCTGCCAAACCAGTCAAGCTGGTGATCCCTCCATCACTGATGTTCGTTGCCAAGCGCTTGCTGGACACCGAACTGCGTGTTGGTACTGCTGACAACGACATCAACGCGTTGAAGCAGATGGGCACCATCTCTGGTGGCTACACCGTCAACAACTTCTTGACCGACACAAACGCTTGGTTCCTTTGCACCGACGTTCCAAACGGCATGAAGCACTTCGAGCGTACCGCTCTGTCCACTTCGATGGACGGCGACTTTGATACCGGCAACGTCCGTTACAAAGCCCGCGAGCGTTACTCGTTTGGCTGGTCTGATCCATTGGGCATGTGGGGCAGCTCCGGTTCGTCCTAATCAAACCGCCCCACAAGGGCCAGTTTGGAAGCCACCTTCGGGTGGCTTTTTTCTTGTCATAAATCTAGATTACGATCGTTTTGCAGCCGACGTGGCTGCATAAACACAGGGGCGTGCCATGAAATTTGAAATGGAATTCGGTTACTTTGGTAACAACAAGTTGTCTATTGAAACTCACGATTTTGAGCTGATTGAAATTTTCCAAAAGTTTGTGGAGTTTCAATAAGAGCATGGTTGGGCGGTTGAGTACGAAGCCGTGGTTGAGTTCGACGAAGCGGAAGACGAAGCGGAAGACGAAGAAGTTGACGAAGAAGTTGACGAAGACGACGAGCCCTTGACTGTCTCTACGTACGTCATCACTAAAACTGACGAGTAAATGTATATACAGCGTGTATACAGCTAGGGGGCCTCGGCCCCCTTTTTCTTTTTCTTCTTCTTGGCCGCATGAAGCTCGTTGTGGTGGTGTATACGGTGGCAGTTGGCGCACAAGACAACACACTTCTCTACCTCTTTCATAGCCAACGCATACCGCCCGTTGCTTACTAGGGCGTTAACGCTGTCGGTTTTGGTGCTGGGGTCTTTGTGGTGAAAATCCAACGCGGCTGAGTGGTTGAACCCGCACTGGGTGCAATACAACGTAGCCTTAAAGGCTTTCCACTCTTTTCGCAGAGACGACCGCTTTTCCTTGGAGCGGCGCTTAGTTTCTTCTTTTGTTTTTTGATAGTGTGCGGCGGAGTAGGCTTTTTGCTTGGCGTTACGCACCGCTGGGTCTTTGTAGGGCATTAGAGCTTCAGCCTCCAGTAAAGCGTTTTATCGGCACCCCAAGGTTTAGTTGGGTCAAACATTTTGAAACCTTGAGCTATCAAGCTGTTGGCCGATGCAGGGTTCTCATACGTGTCGGTGACCAACCAATTCCACTTTAGGGCACGGGCTTGCTGGACGCGGACTCGAATAAGCCTTTTTTGTATGCCTTGTCCGCGGTGCGCGGGTAGTACGCCTGCTCGGCACAGATACCCGCAGTCGCCCCAGCGCCGCGAGGGGACAAGCCCAGCAAACGCTACAGGAACACCCTCTTCAGAGTGAACGAGCCACCAAAAGCCTGATGTCGTAGGGGTGGGGTCGTCGTAGGGTAAGCACTGTTTTTGAAGCTGCGTTAGCGTTAACTGCGTGTTCAGACAGCCTAGATCAGTACGGTTGATTTTGTAGCGCATATCGTATTATTTTCTGACAATGTGACAAAATGGTGCTTGACGTTGGGAAAATTTCAGGTATATTTCGATTACTCCCGGACTTTTCCGGTGTATCTGACGGCTCCGGGCCGACGTCATGCAGACAGATACACCTTAACCGCATGAGGAAAAAATCATGGCAAATACCACATTCAACGGCCCAGTTCGCTCCGAGAACG